CCTTGTTTAATTTTCTTGCTTGTGCTATCATCTTAACTACAGGATGAGGATGATTAGAAAGGAAATTTTTTGTAAATGAAGGCGATTGAGTTTTTTCAGTTTTTTCGTACGGTAACTTCAACTTATCAAAAACGGTTGCAATCGATCTGGCAGCCCATATCTGAGTGTCTACTCCTGTTTCTTTTTTCACTTGGTGTAGCAATAATTCTTCTCTGGTGGATAATTCTTTTTTTAATTGATTGGCTGCTTCTACATCTACCCGCACCCCTAGGAAACGCATATCAACTAGACAAGGAAAAAGATCCGTCTCAAGATTAAATATATCTTGTAAATCTTCTTCAACTATTTTTGTCTTAACACATTGCCAAAGTTCAAAAGTTAACTCTGCATCTTTTTCTGCATAACTTCCAACTTCACTTGCAGGCAACTGCCACATGTCAGCCTTTGCATCTAGTCCTCTTGACTTGGCTGCTTCGGTAAGTAACTTTTCATTTTTACCTTTGTTTAAAAAATGCCACGACAAAGTATTGAGTGTGTATGAAAATCTATTTTCGTCTAGGAGTGAACACGCAACCATAGTATCTACCACTAAACCATTGATATTTAAGCCTAATTTACGTATCCAACATACGTCATACATTGCGTTATGAAAAATTTTTGTAGCAGGGCAATTTAAAATATCTTTAAACCATTCTAAAGTTTTATCTCGATCAGAGTTAGGACCCGTAGCATGAGCGATAGGAAAATACCAAGACCCATTTTGAACAGCCACTGCTATTCCTACAACTTCTCCACGTCCTACAACCGCACCTGAACCTAATGATTTTAAACCTGTATCTTTAGTTTCTAAGTCGATAGCTATTTCGTCATGCTCTCTTAAGTCTGGGTACTCCGTATGCATGACCCATTCTGTTTGAGCTTGCATGTAGCTTGGTAATTTCATTTGTAATCCCTTTCAATTATCATCTCGATAAAATGTATAGCTTTTAATAAATCTTGTTTCTTACCTTTATCGCGATGTCTAATTATATATTTTATTGCACAGCCCTCTGGATATAGTAATTCATTTTCTACTACAAACTTACTAGGTTGAATTTTATACTTTTGATAATGACTCCCGCCATGCTGCTTGTCCCAAACGTCACTCATAGTTTATATTCCTTTATTACTTTTTTAGCTTTTAATTTATATAGATTATTTCTAGCTCTTGAAATGCCCACATACCACACTCTATGCTCCTCATCTTGTTTGTCAACACTTTGTTTAATTCCTTTCTGAACTTTACTACTTTGATGTAAAGATAAAATTACATTATCTTCTTCACCACCTTTTGCTGCGTGAATTGTTGAAACAAATATTCTAGCTTTACCACTTAATTTTTCTCCATTTGCTAACATATTTCTAATATATAAAACTTCTTTATGTGGAGCTGCGGTAAATACATCGTACCATTCTTTATCTTTATTCCAAAATTTTGCATTAGGTATGTAATCTCGTATATCATTTATTTCTGATGGCTCTAAAGCTTCTTCTGTTTTCCATTTTGTATAAGCCACTGCCGCGTTGTAAATTCCAACTGTAAAACTTTTACCTTTATTACTTTGATAGTATAAATTTTTACGACGAAGTTCTTCCATGATTGTCATTAAATTACTTTTAGTCCTCGACAAAATTAACCAGTTACCTTCTTTTAAATTAACTTGACCTAAGTTATTTATATGTTGTGCTAATCCTTCTACTGGTCTTGGTAAATATTTTTTATGTTTCCGGATTCCTGCTATACGGCCAATAGGTATTTCTGATTGTTGTTGTACAGCTTTAGATATTCGCCTAGAGTGTTTTAAAATAATTTCTCTACCTGGTTCTGTAATAAATCTGTTAACATCAGCTCCAGCCCACGCATAAATAGCTTGGTCATCATCTCCAGCTAGATACAAATGTTCAGTTTTAGTTTTTAATATATCAACTAATTTCCATTGTAATGGGGATAAGTCTTGTGCTTCATCAATAAATATAGCTTTTAATTTTGGTATCTTGTCCTGTTTTTCTATTAAAGTTTTAATTAAATCATTGAAATCCATAATCTCATTTATCTTTTTATATTCTTTTAATGTGCTAGCTATGTTTTTTAACGGACCCCAATCAATAACTTTTCTATCGTGTTCGTTTCTATCAAATAGTTCTCTTATATTTATATCTAAATTTATAGCTTTACCTATTATTTGAAAGTAAGGATTGTTACAGGTAAGATAATGAGTTTCCTCTTCGTTATATTTATCAGAATAATTTACACGAATGCCTAAAAGTTTCCCTATCTCTTCATAGTTATAAGGTTGCATGATTTGTTCTTCGTTCATACCCAGGAGATGAAAACAAAACGCATGGATAGTTTGGAAGTATGGAACTTGTTTTTCCGATACTCCCACCCTATCACGCGCTACCCCAGAGGCTTTTTTAGTAAAAGCAAAATATCCAATCTGGTGATATGGAGTACCAGTTCGAACATATGCTTTTACCCTTTGAAGTAATCGGTAAGTCTTACCTGTGCCAGGTGGACCAAAAATTTTAGTTAACTTTGCCATTAGTTTTAGAAAAACTATCTATTAACTTTCCTTTATATCCCATGTTGCCATGATGAATTGTTTCTCCATCTACTAAAGCATGTATTTTAAATCCAGCTTCTTTTGCTAAATCACAAAACTTAACATCCTCTCCTACCCAGAATCCATCTTTGCATTCTGTTTCCCAAAAATTATATAGATATTTGGAAGCATCTTCAGATATACCAGAACTATTTTTTATTTTTAAGTTAGGATGTTTAGCTATTAATTGTTCGTAGACTCTTCTGTGTATTAAAGTGAGACCGGCTGGTCCTCTTTTTATCTCACAGATTCCTCTTTTATCTATGTTAATATTATTATGGTCCTCAAAATTTACAGAAAACTTAACCGAATTATCCTGTGTCTTTTTTCTGTATGGACATAAAATAAAATTTTCATTTGATAAAATTAAACGACCTACAACATCAGGTTCAAACTCAACATCTGAATCTACAAATAATTGATAATCAAAACCTGACTGTAAAAATAATGCAGTCAAAATGTTTCGAGAATAACTAATGTAAGGACATTTAAATGTATTTATTGTTGCTTTTATTTTTGCTGCTGTAAATTTATCAAATAATTTTACTAATGATAAACAGGTTGCAACATGCATTTGATCATACGCAGGTAATGATACACATACGCTTGGTATTTTTTTCGTCATACTATCTCCTTCTTATCTTCTATTTCTACTTTTTCATCTGGGGTTTCTTCTTTTTCTAATCCTTCTATTGGTAATTTTAATACTCTAAGTTGTGGAAAAGATTCTTTGTGGTCACCTTTAGGAAATCTTTTTTTACAATCAAAGTCTCCTTTAAAGTGTTGACGTATTAGATGAGCTGTCCTATCTCTTTTTTGAGTCCAGTCTCCTCGTTTAAGTTCTTCATAAAATTTTTGAAATATAAAATAATAATAATCATCTTCTATTAACACTGACCCACTTTCAAATGCAGTGTTGGTAGTTGCCTCGGGTCCATTTACATATTCTATCAAAGCTTCTTTTAATATTTCTATAGGATTAGTTCCAATTGGTGGTGGCATATCTTTTTTAGTAGCCCACAATCCCTCAAGAATTTTTTGAAACTCATTTTGTTTTATTATTGGTGGAAAGATACTTGTGCTATCAGCTACTAATTTACGCATTTGTTTTACTTCATCCATCTTACTAATATTTTTTGCATGTACCTGTACTACGTCGTTGTTACCAAGTTCTACATCAAAAAAATACTCTGGTTCTGGACGATAAGTTATCTTAATTAAGTTAGATAGTTGTGGCCAGTGTGTATCTCTATTACTTCCTATACCAAATTTTCTTTTGATACATACACCTTTTGCACAATATGCAGAGATAGGTAAGTCATAACAAGTATGACCAGCTGTGTCTTTTTTCCAAAACTTTATTTTATCTTTTACTTTTTCATCTCCCCATATTTCATCATACTGAATAAAATCTCTTGCTGCTTGTAATACTTTTTTATCCCAAGATTCTGGATATTTCTTTTTAGCAAACACCATGTAGTTAAATAAAAATCTATCTCTTTCATCTTTTAGTTTGGTGCCTGATTCCTGTATCTGTTTGCAGATAACCTGAAGGCATGGTGGCCCATCTTTTAAATCATCAGGTCCACCAGTAAGCTCATCATTTACTTTTTTATTTATTAAATTTTTTAATGATTCTTTTGTTTGTAAGTTTGCTTCAGCTACATTTAAAAAATCTTTGTATTCGATTGGAGAGCCATCCGGTTTAAGAGCTCTACGTTCTGTTGTCTTAAAGTATGGTAAGTTTATAAAACTACCCACTGTTTTTTCTCCGTTTTGATTCTTACCTAGTTTAGTTTGTTTAGGATATATTTCTGTTTTTGAGGAAAGACCAAACAAAAATAATAAATTTTGTAATACTTCTCTTATTAATGTTGCAGGTACTTTTTCTTTTGTAAATATATAAATATGAAGTCCACCACTT